GTCCTTTCTCCTTCCATTTTGTCATTCTGCGATCGCCGTCTTTCCAGAAAAGCAACCCTTCCGGTCTCGACGGACCCCGGCCTTCCTGCACGCTCAAGAGTACCCCGCCGTCAACAGCTATAGCGCCGTCGATGAAAACCATCGGCTCATCGTAATCGCGGCGGGCGATGCTTATGGGATCGCCGTTGTATTCTTCCGTCAGTACTTCAACGTCAGCAACCGTGCCAACAAAGCGGGAGACCTCAGGCGGCATCTTGAACTTGGCTTCCGTAACCGTGGTCAGCACTCCGCCTGTCTGCTTGCAGTACTTCTTAACCGTGATCATGTCGCTGTCAGCTTCCCCGGGGAATGCCATCTGCACGGTGAAGTAGATAGTCCCTGCCTGAACTGAAAAATCAGCGGGGACAACTTCTGTCTGCGTACCCTCGGCGTCGTCTACCGTGAGCGTTACCTTCACCTCCTTAAAATCTTCACGGCTTCCCATGCTTGAATTGATACCGAGGATCTTCCCATTCTGCAGGAAATATCCGTCATACTCCGTGACCGGTGAGACTGTAAAATCATTAGCCATTGCTTTTACCTCTTCATATTGTATTGCCGTTTTTGACTGCGGCTCCAATTCACAGTTTACAAAAATTGAAATAAATAGTATAGTAATGATGAGGGCTGTCCTTCCGTTCACCAACAATACTCCTTGATCTTCCCCCCGTTAGCCTTCCGGGGGGATTTTTTAATCCTTCTGCATGGGCATTATTATTGCCTCGATGTTGTCGGCAACGTTTACAAATCTGATTGCCTTATCGTGATTGAGGAAATAACACTCCCATACGTAACCCGACATATCGCTGAGGAACTTGAGGTCAACAACGCTGTTTGATTTCAGAAGGAAGCTGCCTATTCCCCGAGAATTCAGATACACATTCCTTTGGCAGAAATCGAAATCCCCTATGTGCGTGTTTTCCAATGTGGAATCATATACTTTCTTCCAGTTTAGAAAGTCGTTACCTTCCTTCTCGTCGAACGATAAAACGATAGCATCCTTTCCGATGTCGATATTATAGAACCCCTCTTTCATGTCCTCGTCGAAAACTTTCATTATGTGCATGCGCTTTCCGTCTGTAGCGATTATTTTCCCATCATCGACGAAACACTTTTGAAACTGTGGTCGATAACCATTCGTGTCTAACGCGCTCTGTAAAAAGCGGATATTCTTTGCAAGCCTGCTTTGTTTCTTCTTCTCGATTCTTACAAAATTATTCATTCTTCAATTCCTCCCTTACAATCTCCCTGATATAATCAGCCATATCATCATATTCTTTCTGCTGCATCCTTTTGTCATATCCCTCTTTTCTTTTAATCCATTCCTCAAATGCTACAAACCCGAAAACATGCCTATGCTTCATGTCTTTTATGTACGGCATAGCCCGCTTCATCATGCTTTCCGGTACGTCAAATTGTATCCTGACGCTTTTCTCTTCGCTCTCGATACACAAGACATCAACCTCCTTGTTATCATCGAAACCCAGTACTATTTAGTACTACTGATAGTGATAATAGATGGGGGCATAAAGCCCCCGTATGCTATTCCTTAGAATATCTCCGGCTGCTCTTCTTCCTTCTCTTCTTTCGGCGGCGCGGCAACAGGCTTTTCCTCTGTCTTGCCGGTTTTCGCTTTCAGCTTTTCTTTGACAGTCTCGGCGGTCGATTCTTTCGGCGTTACGTCCCGGGTCTGCTCCGTCATATCGTAAAACTGATCGTCTCGCATAATTACCCGCTCAATATCGGTACTCATGGGCAGGCGCTTTGCAAGTCTGCGTGTTACGGTTTTCTTTGCCATCTCTTCCCACCATTGCGACCAGGGGCCATTGTTCTTTGCCTTGGAGACGTTACGTACCTTCTCAATTTCCCGGACTGTCATCACTTCGAGATACTTCCCGCCGTCTTTTGTCCTGGCCATTGCATAGACTGCTTTTACCTTATCGCTGTCATTTTCAAGATTCGGGATGTGTTTAAAGTGCGGCCCTTCCTCGTCGTTCCAATATTCAAACTTATCGCCGTCATAGACTACGTTTGCCATGATGCTTTCCAATTCCCCGGACTGCCTGATCTTCTTGTGCACCCCTGCTATCATCGGCATGTATGCAGCCTGATCGCCGAACTTTACAAGAGCAGCCTCCCTGCCGTCGGGAATAAGTCCGTCTTGTGCGCAATCCAATACTGACTGCAGGAGACTATCCCGGTTTACCCGCAGTAGGTCCGGGTACTTCTGAACGGCCATGACCGTGATGCGCATGAACTTCTCTTTTGTCACGTGATCTGGTAGCAAGCTCTCGATCTTGCGGCTATACGCTGCAATCTGATGCTCAAACTGAGCCACCGGTGACAATGCTTTTTCTTCTGCCATTGTAATTACTCCTTGTCTATTTTGTGAGCCGTCCACATACGGCCCCTATTTATATATCCTAAAATTGTTCTAAAGGTCATAGACGTAATAAAGCCTGAATGCTTGGGATTACTTATTATGCTACCGATGTAAAAAAACTTTTCCCCATGATCTAAAAGCTGCACAAGATCGGCCATTGATTCTACCTGCCTGCCTAATTCATATTTCTTCTTGCTCATCGAAAAACCCTTGTACTCGATTCTTTTTTATACTGTTCGTATAAATCGCCGTGATCCTTCTGAAAAGCCTTGCTGTCAAACCTTCTTGCAGTCTGCCATTTCCATGTATGTGCTTTCTTCCCTGCGATATTAAGTACGGCATGGTCTTCCATGTATTTCTGTATCTCAAACTTTACGGTATCTATCTTGGCGTCGATGTTTTTAGCGGCAGTTTTATACGCTGACAGCTTCCGGGCCATCTCTTCAATTTCCGGCGTCGCCTCTATTGCATCGTCAACGGTATCTTTCCAGCGGCGCTGTAGGTCTGTAAGGTTCTGCGGTTCCGGGCGTATTCCCTTTGTAAAATTATCCCAAAAGTGAGCGTAGACCTCAATCATCATATCGGCTATTTCTTTATCAAACTCAAAGCGATAGACCTTGAGACTGTTACCGCCGACAACCGCAGCAAGATCGCAGCCATGGCGGAACTGCGGGAATAGCGTGTAATGATGCCCCTGGATGTAGTAGTATTCCGGGACTTGATCTGTGTACTCTTCCCCCCAATCTCCGAATCGGAAAACCATGCTATCGACGTTCTTACATTCAAGCACTTTTTTCTTGCCTACGATTCTACGGTCAACGTTAGCCCGTATAAAATCGTACTTGTCATGCACCAGGATTCTATTGACGTTTGCGATCCGCTCCCCTTCCCGGTCGGCATACCATTCCGCTATGACGGGCTCCATACGGCGGCCTGCTTCCATTCTCTCGGTATCTTCTGCCGGCGGAATTTCTCCCTTTTTCTCAGAATAGACTTGATCGGCAGTCTTGTACGGATTCATTCCCATGATAGCAGCACCGTCGCTTCCGCCTATACCGTGTGATCTTTCGGCAAGCCATTCCTCACGGCTCATATCTTTTTTGTCTATGTCCATGTCATACTCCTTGATAGTATTGTATCACATTGTACTAATTAGTCAAGTATTTTCCCCGCGCCGGACTTGAACCGGCAGACCGCGCCGGGCCGCTTTACGCGTCTCATCGCCTGCGGATACGGGGGATGATCTTTTCCACTTCTTCTACACTGCGAACCGTGTATACCTTCTGTAAGTGCATATTCAGGACAGCGTGCATATCGTCCTGTTCTGCCGATGTTTTCCCGTCGCTTGTTTTTATTTCAAGCCATACCTGGTACCCATGGCGTATACACAAAAGATCAGGCGTACCGGCAGGCGCAAGGCGGATATGCCGGTTCCCCTTGCGCACTGTCCCGGCGTTCATGCGGAAAACAAGAAAGCCGTTAATCTGTAGGAATTCTATGATCTGTTTTTGTATTTCTGATTCAAGCATTTTACCTCTAAAATAATGCCGGGGCGATAATTCCCGGCTGCACGGCTATTACTACTGTTGCCCTGAGCAACGCAGCAGGGCCTTGACCGTAGCCAACAGCAAACGGTTTATGGAACCGGCAGGATTCGAACCTGCATGACAGCAGTACCGTCTTTATGCGCTGCTCCACATAGAGACTGGTGTGTAGATTGTCACGTCTACTTTACGGGGTTAACCTGATAGGCATATAGTCCCCGGCGTCTACCATTTTTATTCCGCCACGGTTCCAAATTGCCCCTGATTCCCCGGGGCCGGTAGGGGGAAAACTGGGAACCCCCATTGTATGCCAACCGTCAACGACGGAGTAAGGCCTCACTTGCGCGTTTCGACCAATAGTAGGCCGACACCATGTTACCATTACGGCGGAAGATTTCCGCAAGGCTTGAATAGATTATGTAGGTTTTCATTCAATCTCCTTAACCTTGATATACTAATAGTATTACATTGTAGTATAACTGTCAACTATTATCTTCATCTTTTTTTATTTTTTTCGGCCTTCCGCCTTTTTTGCCGTTTTCCCTGGAAGCGGCTTTTTTTGCTTCTGATTTTGATTTCCCGCCGAGCCTTCCAAGCTCCTGCGCTGCTTGATTCTTTGACATAAATGCTCCTTATTTGTGCCCCCATTGCGGGGGCTTTATTGTCTATCGTGTTGCTATCATCATGGCCGCTTCTGAAGCGTTCCAGCATCGTCCAACAAAAGAGCCAGAGTCTCCGGATTCCCATACTGTGATCCCTCTTCCGTCGTCGTTTCCTATCATATAATTAGTCCCTTCTACATCTATCAGATAATTGTCTTTTACTTGTGCAAGCGCCTTTTCAACTGCCGGAGTCATCGCAGATTTTATTTCCTTTTCCACTGAATCGGCATACCGTACAAAGGTAAAAGTATTTCCACCGCAAAGAACTTCACCAGTAGCATGGTCATAGTGTACATTGCTAAACTGAATAGCGAACTCTTCAACTGCTTTTTTATTCACAGAAGCATCACGAATAGTAAAAATTATCCGTGAATAGTTTGCGCTTACGCTTACCATTCTTGCATTGTAACCTAATTCCTCTTTAAGTTGTTTCCTGATTTCCTTAACGTCTTTCATGTCGTCCTCCTTAACCTTATAAATATAGTATATACCTAACCGGTTAGGTTGTCAAGCGCAAAGTGATATTATTTTTACGTTTTTTTCCGTTTGTTGACATGCCCCACATATAGGGGTAGTCTATACAAGAGGCGCTATGGATCAGGAAATAAAAGATTATTTAGACCAGCTTGAAAAACAACTAACAGGGCTCTTTGCAGGCATGGAAAAACGACTCGAAGAGAAGATTGAAAACTTTATCCGGCAATCAAGGTCAGAACACAACAACATCAGCGAACAGCATAGAAATTTCCAGGCTGATATCAAGCAGCTATATGGCAGGACTGATCTACTTGAGAAAAACCATATAATGGTAGAGGGTAGGGTCAAAAACCTTGAGGAACAGTCTGAGAAAAAGGAAGTGTCCGGACGATTCCGCTGGGAAATTGCCGTTGCACTCGGTAGCATTGCCGTCGCTATTGTGTCGGTCATATTCGGGGGTGGAGGATGATACTACAACGGGACGTTAGGCTGCTGCCGGAGATCCAGGAACAAGGCTGCTATTTCATGTCAATTTGTTTTTTTATCAACAAATTTAAAAACAACGCATGGACTACTGACGGGCTGAATGAGTTTTACAAAACTATGGTACATATCGGCGCTATAAATGCCGACGGAGATTTTACCAGCGTAGCCGAAGATGATTCAATGATCATGGACCCTGAACGTATTTTCCGCATGAAGGGACTTGACGTCAGATACAACGACCGTCATGATCCTCCGTCTTACACTTGCGATTCTAATGAGTTTGAGATTCTCAAATTTACCAGGGGACGCTATGCGCACTTTGTCTGTGGAGACGGTGCCGGCCATGTAACGTACGATCCATGGGGTGATAGTAATACCGTCAGATTCGGGGCGCTCCATAGCAAGCGGATATTCAGGAGGTTGTGATGCTGTCAAAGATATGGACCGGTCTTGACCATAAGGGGCGCATTGCCACCGTTATAGGATTTCTGTTTTCAATCCCTTACAATGCCCGGTTTATGTACCATTTTTTTACCGGGGTTATTTACACCAGGGAACAATTGGAGGCGGTTATTATTGTCAATGTGCTTGCGATGATATGGTTTATCCTGCCGTCGAAAATTATCATAGAAGGGCCGAAAATTAAAATATCTGTGGAGGATTAAATGCGATGTATTATATTATTTTGCATATTATTGTCATTGCTATGGGTGCCTATATATTCTACAGCTCCAGAAGAAATGACGGACGCGGAAATAGTAGCGGAGTTGATAGAAAACTTAGAGAAGCGAGAAGCGATCTTGACCGAGAGAGAAGCAGACTTGAACAGGAGAGAGGAGCTCTTGCAACAGAAAGAGCAGCTCTTGAGCGAGAGAGAGAGCGCCTTGACGCAGAGACTGACTTGGCAAAGCGAGATAGAAAACTACTGGAAGAATTACAAAAGCGAATCGGAAAAACAAATACGGGGTAGTTTCTTGCGCGGTTTATTTTACGGGGCGACAGCCGGGACCATCGCCGCCTTGGTGTTTGACTATTAGAATTCCTTCCACTCTTCCGGCGTCTCATTGTGAGCCTTCCAGAACCATGTTTTGTCTCCGTAATGCTTTCGCTTCGGCGCTGCATAGAAAGGCGGGAGATAGGTCACGATATCGCCACGGTGGACAAGAGACAGCATCCGTCTTTTTATAATTCCCATTCGTCGCCTGTTGCAAAACTTTGGAGAATTGATAGTTATAAGATATGCACTTTCGCAGTCAATAAAATATAACCATCTCAATATTCCACCGATAGCACCTCCTGCCGATAGTCCTAATATGTGTATATCGTTATCTGGTAATTCATGCATCCTTATGAATGCATATAGTTTTTTCGCTTCCTTGAGCCACCCCGCATGGAACCCTTCTTTCCGCCACATCTTCAAGTTTATCAGCCAGTCCCACCAATGATTAGAACCGTATATCTTGATTTTGAGTGCGCGGTTTTCAACCCAGATTTTAGCCTCTACTCCCCGGGCTCCGTCGTCGTAGCCGTATTTAATCATTCTCTTCTGCCTTCTGCAGTATAAACTCCTGCGTAATAGGCTTCGGAGTCCGTGCCCCAGATTCCCAGCTTGCAATGGTAGCCTGCGGGAAGCCTATGAGCCTGCCAAACTCAACTTGAGTAAGCCCTTTCTTGTTCCTGAGCGTCTTAATCTTTTCTGCAAAATCCATATATTTCTCCTTGACATATAATCACTTTGTAGTATACTGGTACTTAGATCAAACGTCAAGGAGTATTACATGCGAAAAATCACACAAGAGAAACTGAACAAAAAATTGAGCCTACACAATATGTGGCTCAATAGAGAGAAGGGAGGAGAAAGGCTCGTACTTGTTGATTACGACCTGAGCGACAGCGACCTGAGCGACAGCGACCTGAGCGACAGCGACCTGAGCGGCAGCAACCTGAGCGACAGCGACCTGAGAGGCAGCAACCTGAGCGGCAGCAACCTGAGCGGCAGCAACCTGAGAGGCAGCAACCTGAGCGGCAGCAACCTGAGAGGCAGCAACCTGAGCGGCAGCAACCTGAGCGACAGCAACCTGAGCGGCAGCAACCTTGATTTCTCCTGTCTGCCGCTATGGTGCGGAGGTCAATTCAGGGCTGATGATCGAATTTGCAAACAGCTTGTCGCTCATGTTGTGCGTATCATGGAGCTGTCAGAGATTGATCAGCCGGAACTTATCGAAGCCATGAACAAATACAAGGCTGGATGGCACAGAGAAAGCAAGTTCTAAGGAGTTATTATGATTATCGAAAAAGCTACATTACGGCGATGCCCTAAGTGCGGAGGTATTCTCTATGTCCAGTACCACCGGCAGAAAAACGGTGCACAGCGGTATATCAAAACGTACTGCGGCAAGTGCGGATGGAGGTTAAAATGAGCAAGAGATATAAAGGCGTGACAACCTGGAACGGCTTAGAGGTAGAATATGAGATAGTTTGCGGAGACTGGGAGGGAGACGATACCATACCGAATGGCAAAAATGAGATCCCCCCTTACGTTGACGTACTAATTGTCAAGTCCCCTGAGGGCGAGGATATAGCTGATCTGTTCTGTGACAATGCTATTGATAATCTTGAGATTGAAATATTGGAGGGGCATATATGATTGATTATGGCCTGATTTTCGACGGTATAATTATTGCGACTAAAGTCTGCATAGGAATGCTAATCTTAGGATTTGTTCTACTCATTATTTATTCGATATTCTGGAGGGACTAATGCGAAAAGGTAAGCCTTGCAAATTATGCGGTGCGGTTAATTGCGGAATGGAATGTGAAGAGGGTACCGGGCCGATTGGCACGCACGGACGGAAAGAAACAATACTAAGGTGGCCCGAGATTATGGCACAGGTAGAAAAAAACATGAAAAATCAAGGGCGCGAAGGTGCGCACAACAAGAGGTGGTAAGATGGGGCAGCAGATGAGTTACATTGATTTTCTGAAAAGCAAAATGACAATAGCACCAGAAACGGGATTCGACATCGACCCGGGAGAGGTCAATCCGGTACTTATGCCGCACCAGCGGGACAGCGTAGTATGGGCAGTCAAGGGCGGACGGCGCGCATTGTTTCAGTCTTTCGGTCTTGGTAAAACTATCCAGCAGATTGAAATACTTCGGCTGATTTTAAAGCGCATGGGCGGGAAAGCTCTTATCATTGCACCCCTGGAAGTCAGACACGAGTTTATCCGTGACGGGAAAAATCTATTGCAAATGGATATTCGCTACGTAAAGACGGCGGCAGAGTGTGAAGCAGCAGGCGACGGTATTTTAATTACAAACTATGAGCGGGTCCGCGACGGCGACATTGACCCGAACTATTTCATAGCCTGTTCCTTGGATGAGGCGTCAGTATTACGCGGATACGGGACAAAGACCTATCAGACGTTCCTCACAAAGTTTGAGCGGGTACGATTCAAATTTGTGGCAACGGCGACGCCATCCCCGAACAAATATAAAGAGCTGATCCATTACGCCGGATACCTGGGGATCATGGATACCGGGCAGGCGCTGACCCGCTTCTTTCACAGAGATTCTACGCAGGCGAACAATCTCACACTGTATCCGCACAAGGAAGAAGAATTCTGGCTTTGGATGTCGACCTGGGCCCTGTTTATCACGAAGCCTTCAGACCTGGGATATGATGATACCGGCTACGATCTGCCGCCTCTGCAACTGATAGAGCATGAGGTCGGAGTCGATCATTCCACCGCCGGCGTTGAGGATGATGGACAAGCTAAAATGTTCCGCGATGCTGCAATCGGATTGAAAGATGCAAGCCGTGAGAAGCGGGAAAGTATCGGGGCGCGTGTCGCTAAAATGAAGGAGATAATAGACGCGGATCCTGATAGCTCGTACATAATCTGGCACGACCTGGAAGATGAGCGGAAGGCCATAAAAAAGGCTCTACCTGAATCAAAATGGATTTACGGGAGTCAGAACGAGGAAGAGAGGGCGCAGAATAGCATAGATTTTGCAGAGGGCAGAATACAGTACCTTTCCACAAAGCCCCGTATATCTGGCTCAGGCTGTAACTTCCAGCGGCACTGTCACAAGGCTATTTACCTGGGGATAGGGTACAAGTTTAACGACTTTGTTCAATCAGTCCACCGCATCTATCGTTTCCTACAGACCGAACAGGTAGAAATCCACGTAATTTATTCAGAATCCGAACACTCAATATATCAGACTCTTATGGGGAAATGGGATAAGCACAAGCACCTGGTCGATCAAATGACGGCGATTGTCAGGGAGCATGGGCTTAATTCTACAGATGCAATCGAAAAGCTGGAACGCTCTATTTGGAGTAGCACGGCAACCGAGAAGGGTAAAAACTGGACGGCGGTAAACTCGGATAATGTCATCGAACTTTTGAAAATGGAAGATGAAAGTATCGATCTTATTCATACGTCAATCCCATTTTCTAATCATTACGAGTACACGCCTACTTACAACGATTTCGGCCACAATGTCGATAATGATGCTTTTTTCGAACAGATGGATTATTTGACGCCGGAGCTTATGCGAGTGTTGAAGCCTGGGAGAGTAGCGGCAATCCATGTCAAGGATCGTATCTTATTTGGAAATGCTACCGGTACCGGAATGCCGACTCTTGACCCGTTCAGCGATCTTACAACCATGCACATGATAAAACATGGTTTTCAATATTTTGGAAGAATTACAGTTGTAACCGATGTTGTAAGGGAGAACAATCAGACTTACCGACTCGGCTGGACAGAGCAAACAAAAGACGGTACCAAGATGGGCGTAGGATGTCCAGAGTATATATTACTTTTTCGTAAGCTTCCCACCGACACAAGCCGGGCTTATGCTGATGAGCCAGTTGTGAAAAATAAGTTTAGGGAATACAAAAATGTATGTGGTAATTGTGGAGAAGTATTCGACAAAGAAATTAAGTTTAAAAAGGATGATGATTTTCCAGATCTTGAAATATGCCCGAACTGCGGAAGCCTGGGAAAAATTGAAAAGATCTATAAGGAGAATGACGTTGACTTTTACCCACGGTCTCGCTGGCAGATCGATGCTCACGCATTCTGGAGATCATCCGGTGACAGGTTACTTACCAGCAAAGAGTTAGCGCAAGTATCTGTCTCAGACTTACAGTCAGTCTATCGCAATCAATCACGACAAGAAGTTTATGATTACAAAAAACATGTAGATCTTGCCGCAGAATTAGAAGAGAGAAAAAAGCTGCCGGCATCTTTCATGGTAGTAGCCCCTGGATCATGGCATCCTTTCGTATGGGATGATATAAACCGAATGCGTACCCTGAACGGCGAACAGGCGCGCAAGGAATTGGAGATGCATATCTGCCCGCTCCAGTTTGATATTGTGGAGCGAATAATCAACCGCTTTTCAAACAAGGGCGAGACGGTCCTTGACCCTTTCGGTGGTCTTATGACTGTACCATACATGGCAGTTAAGATGGGCCGAAAGGGATACGGCATAGAGCTTAATTCTATGAGCTGGAAGGATGGTATTTCATATTTGAAAGCGGCAGAGCTTGAGTATAATCATCCCACGCTTTTTGATCTTGAGGGGGTAGTGTGAAACCAAAAAAAACATATCAGACGTGTCCAGCGTGCGGCTGGATGAACAAATACGATGAGACAAAAGTAATCAATCGGTCAGGTGGTAGGGTGACAATCGCTTGCAGTAATTGCGGGCACGTACTGTATTTTATGGAGGAGAAAAAATGAACGAGAAGAAAGGTAATTTTCCTGCATTTCCTTGTGTTCAGAAAGTAATAACAGGATATATAGCTGAGGCTCCCATATCTTTCGGAAACAGTGGAACGGTAAACGAAAAGCCAATCTATGAAGAAATACAGCATTACGGTATGACACTACGCGATTATTTTGCAGCTAAGGCTATGCAAGGATATTGTACGAGCAAAGATTTTTCAGAGATACCATGGGAAAAAATAGCAAGATGGTCATATATGCAAGCAGATGCCATGCTTGCGGAGCGGAAAAAATGAAATCAAAGACAGAAGAGTTTAAATGTATTAAATGCGGGGCGCTTGTCACCAGGGTATTAGACCGGGACAGGCGGAAACTCTGCACGGCGTGCGCACTTAATATGCACTACGGACGATTTGAAAACAAAGGGAGTATGATAACGCATCTATGAACACTAACGAGATTTACCGATTGATCGAGCATGAAAAATTAAGAGCGGAGGGCTTGCACAAATGGCCACGGGACATAATACATGCGGTGGCAGTAGTAGGCGAGGAGTCCGGGGAAGCTACACAAGCGGCGCTGAATTATTTGTACCACGGAAAGGATAAGGGAAAAATAAGAACTGAAATAATTCAGACTGCTGCAACGTGTATACGATTACTTGAGAATTGGGATAATTACAATGAATGTCTTCCTTAAGATCATTGATAATTTCCCGGAACACGTTGAGGAATTGGTAGAGCGTGCCGCAATCATGGAATACCATGGCGGTTACTCCCGGGAGAAATCGGAGCAATTAGCGGCGGCCAGGATCATGGATAAATACGAATTATGGGAGAAGGTATGGCAATTGAAATAACAACGGTGACCGCATACTTTTCGCTTGTCATGCTGATTGCAGGGTTTTTGTCTGGATACGTCGTCAAGGATTCAATGCTTGAAGAGGAACGGGAGGAAAAGCAACGTATCATAGATTCGTATAATAAATTATATATTGAGAGATTGAAGGAGAAAGCGGATGGACAAAGAGAAACAGGTGTTTGAAGAGTGGCGCGATATACCTGGATTTAATGGTAAGTATAAGATATCGACCGATGGGAAGGTTATGTCATTTTCTGGTCGCGGATGCAATCCTAAACTTTCTACCGTAGGAAGGTTAATCCATATATCACCGAATAAGAACGGATACCCTACTGTTTCATTGTCTCGCGATGGCCAAAGAAAACCTTATCGCGTTCATCGCTTAATGGCCTCTGCTTATCTTGACGGATTCTGCAACGATTTAGAAGTAGATCATATAAACGGGATAAAGACAGATAATAGAGTCGAAAATCTTCGCATGTGTACCCATTCGCAAAACAACCGCAATCGCAGGTCATCTAAACTATCGCAGTCTAAATACATTGGTGTTTATCCTGGAAGCACCGGCGAGGCTAATCCGTGGGAAGCGAGCATAAGGACCGATTATGGTAGGGTCTACTTGGGAAGGTTCCCAACTGAAGAGGCAGCTGCGGCCGCATATAATCAAGCTGCTCTGAAATACCACGGTGATTTTGCAAGATTAAATACAATTAACAAGGTCTAAACCGAGGAGGTGGAAGGATGAAGGAAACCAAATTGCGTGAAGTATCAAAGTGTGCCTTATGTGGAAATGCTTTTGGCAAAACAGGGCTGCCGCTATTTTACCGTGTACGAGTGCAGCGATATGCTTTAAATGTTGAGGCATGTAAGCGCCGGCAAGGATTGGGGTTAATGCTCGGAGGAGCACTTGCAATGGTAATGGGAACTGATGAGGATTTAGCAGACAAGATACACGAGACAGAGTTTACGGTGTGCGAAGATTGTGCAAGCAATAAACGTTTTCCCGTTGCGCTACTCGCAGAAAGGGAACAGGAAGAATGAACTCCGTTAAAACCCCTGAAATCTGGCAAGAGTGCGGAAAGTGCAGCGGTAGTGGAAATATAGATATAAGCCCGCTTGTCAACGTGACAATGTGGAAACGTTGCCCTCACTGCGCCCACTCACCATTACCAGGCTACCGTGCAATCCTCTACACCCCGGAACGATGGGAACAAGCGGGCGGTGTGCTGCATGATGATCTGCGTGTCTGGTTCAAAGATCATTATTTGGCGAAGTGGGTAAATGATTCATATAAATCAGCGATGACTTGGAAAAATCCATTATACTTTCAGATTATAGTTTCGACCACAGCGATCACAATGAAGGATTTGGAGGAGATAACATGAATACAACGATAGATATTTTATTGTTTCTCGCGGGTAGTATTATAGGAATTATGGCCGGTGACGCTTTATATAGACTATATAAAGCAGTAAAAAGAAAACGATGAAGGATCTGGAGGAGATATGATTGAAGTCTGGAAAGATATCCATGGGTATGAAGGTTTATATAGAGTTTCTAATATTGGAAGGGTTAAAAGCTTAGACAGGGTTGTTACTGATAAAAACGGTAGAGACGTTCCGTGGAAGGGGAAAATCCTACGCCTCCGGGTTGGGGCAAAGGGATATATCTATGTGTGCTTGAGTAAAGATTGCACGACCAAACAGCACAGAGTACACAGGCTCGTTGCAAAAGCTTTTATCCAAAATGTTAATAACAAGAAACAGATAAACCATATCGATGGGAAGAAAAATAATAATAAAGCGACAAACCTTGAATGGTGTACCTGTAAAGAAAACATAAGACACGCATTTATTACAGGTTTGAATACTGGTAGAAATGCAACAAAGAGGAGTGCTTGAAAATGGCTGAATTACTACCGTGCCCGTTTTGTGGCGGGGATGCTAAATTAGGGGAAAACTTTGGAAGAATGGCCGTCAACTGTACATGGTGTGAAGCGTCTTTACGCAGCAACGAAGTTTGCGGTGATGGGTCTGATGTGGTCGAGAGGTGGAACACCCGCAACGATGAGGCCGCCCGACAAGAAGAGCGGGATAGATGTGCCGATTATATTCAATTACAAGCTCAAGCGTATAGAACCGGGACTCCATTAGGAGACAAGCTTTACAAATTAGCAAAATCCATCCGCGACATGGAGGATGATAAGAAATGCTGAAACTTGACTTTTCAAAAACAATTTACAATCAACTTGCGTCAGCCGCACTTGATGAAATAAAAGATCATCCTCACACAGAAGATGAAATCAGATGGTATTTATCGGGAATAGCTTTTGTAGCAGCTAATTTTTTCTCTGTCAGGCAGCAGATAAGACAAGAAGAGCGGGAGACGATAAAAGAATTGATCAATGAGTTCTTTGATATCTATGAATCTGATGGAGTAGAGTTCTGGGTAGAGATTGATTCAGAGGATGGAGCGGAAAACATATACAAACGTTTTCAGAGTTGGAAAGAGAGAGCTGAAGCAATCCGCAAGCGAGGGGAGAAATGAAAATAGTAGGATATATGTGTTCAACGCCACTCTACGAATACAACGGATGGACGTTTGAATATAACCAATACCACACAGGCCCCTGGCCGGTCCGCAAAGACGGAGAATTGTATAAGCGATGTGGCGACAAGTTTTATAATGACATTGATGGCTTCCTGAAAATGTCGCAGGACGAGCGCAATAAACACAGAGTAGGCGGCGGTTGTGATCCGCTTGTGAGGGAGGAATAGATGAGTAAATGCAATTGCAAAGTCTGCCAGTACAGCAGAAAATATGACAGGATGATTGAAAGAATAAAAGACCCACCGGCGAAAGAGTTTTTTGAAGACCTGTATGACCGCTATCTTATGGAATCAGAAGAACGTGACATGCTGGAAAATCTTGCACTACCACGCGAGAAGAAAAAGCGGGAAGATTTAATAACTGCATTTAATGCAGTAATTTCAGCATGCAGCAACCCGGAAGAAATAACGTTACTGTTTGAGAATGCAAGGAATAAACTATGACACCGCTTGAAAGCTATGAACCAGGAACAGATATCCGGCCATTCCTTCACAAAATATCCCAGCCGCCTAAAAAAGAATCATCACACCAGGGAGGAGTAAAGGTCCATGAAAAAGATTATGATAAAAAATATATAAATATGAAAAAAGCGGTTGCGGCACAGAGAAAGATTGCACTCGAAAAAGGAAACGAGCTTCGAGAGTACCGTATGAAAAAAGAAATCAATATAAACGATTTAGCGAAAAAATTAGGATGTGCAAGCAAAACAATCATTGTTGCTGAAACTACAACCGGCGTATTGACGCAGAAGCAAGTTTATAAACTACAACCATTTTACGGAGATCTTGTGAATCACTTTTTAACGGTAAGGGGGGAAGATTGGAAGACGCTGCAGAAATAAAAAAACTTATCGAGGCGATGATTGAACGATTATCAAATATTTTAGAGGGAGAAAATAATGCAGGAAAATAACGATCAATGCGGAGCGCTTTGGATCAAGGAAGGTCAGCGCGGAAAATACATGTCAGGCGTAATTGAAATAAACGGAGAGAAAATAAATATCGTTGTATTTAAAAATGGATATAAAAAAGAGGACAAGCATCCTGATTATAGAATATTAAAATCACGGCCGAAAAGTGAACAGTACGGAAATTCCGAACAGTTGCCGGACAAACAATTCCAGCCGGAAAGTAAGGAGAGCGGATATGAAGACGATCAAATTCCTTTTTAATTTTCTAATTGTTTTAATATTTCTTATTTCCTGCAGCTCAGGAGGAGCGGGGACCACTGCGACAGACACAGAGCCGGAAGAGGACCCGCCTGTAGAAATTGAACAGGACTATGAATTATTCGGGTTCTGGACTGATCCGCATAAAACGCGGGAATTCGTATTTTCTGAACTCGGAGCATATTACACCGATGCAGGCTACTTTGTTGATAAGCCAGATACCGTTATTTACAACAGCATGGAGTGGCACACCGACAAGGCGCAGTGGAAGTTATACATGACCGACAGGGATACCGGGCAGGAATACGTCCGTGATTATTACGTTGTTTATTATGGCCACTTGCACCCGGATAATCTCTTATACATGAAGGAAGAATCATCGTCTACTTTTACGCTATGGGAAAAGATTGTCTATTGATTTTAGTTTAGGACTGTGGTAAATTACTGGTGTCGCGTGAATCTGCCGATAAGCGCGGCGCCGGTGTTACCGGTAAACAGTAGGGACAGCCTCTTATTATATGTGGCCCTGTCCCTTGATCTAAGGTTTCCTACTACCTTTTTTCATTCGGGAAGGCAGCGGGGCCATGTATAATAAGGGGTTTTTTTATGTCAGAACAAAACAAAGAAAGAGATTACTTGCTCGTCGAGGTGGAGGATCTTTTTAAGAAGTATCAAATACTAATAAATAACAAAGAAGAGTTTGTAAATATAAAAAGGTATGTGCTTAATACCTACGGTGAAACTGCGGAAATTAAGAAGGTTTTACTCGTTAATATCAAAGAACAATCTACACTGTTTGAGGCTTGAGTATGGACTGGTTTAAACATGATACAACCGCTTTGAATGATGCTAAATTGAAGAAGATCATAAAGAACTATGGAGTGACAGGGTACGCTATTTATTTCCACTGCCTTGAGCTTATAGCCGGGAACGTGAATAAAAGTAACATAACATTTGAGCTTGAACATGACAGCGAAATAATAGCCGATGACTTAAGGATAATGGGCAATGGCGACAAATCAGGCCAGCAAATCGTAGAAGAAATAATGCGATACATGGTCAGTCTTGATCTTTTCCAATCGATTGATAATCGTATTTTCTGCTTTAAATTACTAAAAAGAATGGATCAGTCCATGACATCTAATAGAGATTTTAGAAAAATGATAGTAAAAGCGAAGGAAAATCATGATATCGTCATGATAGAGTCATGTCAGAATCATGGCGACGTCATGAAAGAAGAGATAAGAAGAGATAAGAATAGAAAAGAAGAGAAGAGAATAGATATAACAAACAAAAACCAACACCTTGATCATGTTTACCTTACTGAAGATGAATACAACAGGATTGTCTCAGATTACGGAGAAGACGAAACGAACAGGATGATTCAGAAACTCGACACATACCTTGAGGATCACCCGGAAAAACGTATCGACGGAAAGAAGCCGTATCATAGCCACAATAAGACCATGCGGACCTGGGCTAACAGCGACAAGAAAGACCAGAACGTAAGCACAAGAAAAGGAACGGTTATTGTATGACACTCGAACAGTTGAAAGATAACATAGCGGCATACTACGGAGAATATAAAAATGATTTTGTTCGAGACACTGCCTATGCTTATCTTGAAAAATACCCGAACGATTATGAAAAACTATGGAAAGAGATAATCCGTACATGCAGTTATATTTATAACAAACCGCCTGATGTTTATTTCTTTGAGATTGCGAATAGAAAAGTAAGAGAGTTAAACAAAGACGATGACTGGCTCATGAAAGAAATCAGGAAAGCGGAATGAACGTACAGGAATATCTTACAAAAAAAGGATATGACTATAACGTCATAAACAGACCTGCAGGGCCACAAGCAGTTATGAACTGCCCTAAGTGCGGAGACCGGGAAAAAAAGTTTTCTATAAATACTGAGACAGGCGCTTTTAATTGTATGCATCTTAATAACTGCGGATGGAAAGGATCATTCAGGGATTTTCAAATATTCCATAACGATGAGCCTACAGGTTTAATAGGTGACAATAATTTTTCAGTTAAAAAAAGGGAATATGATATACCGAAGAAAAAAACAGAGGATGTAAACAAGGAAATATATATCTGGTTTAATAAGCGCGGTATATCGAAAAATACTGTTGATCATTTTCGTATTGGAAAATATCAGAATCAGATAGCCTTTAAGTTTTATGAAAATGGCGTATTTAAGAATTGTAAATATCGAGACATGAAAGAAAAGAAATTCCACCAGGAAAAGAACGCTGCACCAGTATTATACAACCGCGATAATGTACCGGAAGAATCGGAAGAGCTTATTATCTGCGAGGGTGAAATTGACGCTTTAACATGGCATCAGTACGGGTTTCATTCCGTTGTATCTATCAATTCAGGGGCGAACGACAAGCGATGGATTGAATATAATTTCAAATGGCTTGAACGATTCAAAAAGATATTTTTATCAATGGACATGGATGAAGCTGGACGGAAAGAAGTTGAAGAAATATCGAATAGGCTTGGGGCATGGCGGGTTTATGATATTGAATTGCCTTATAAAGATTGTAATGAATGCCTACAAAATAAAGTTGATAAGGAAACAATTACAAACGCTCTATTAAACGCAAAAGGATTTGACAGGGAAGAAATAGTCTGTGCCGTTGAATACAAAGAGCTTATAATAAAAAATATGCTTGAACCTGAAAAAGACTACGGGAGAAAAACGGGAATAGAGCTTCTTGATAATAAACTAAAAGGGTGGAGAGGTGGAGAAATAACAGTTTGGACGGGAAGGAACGGATCAGGAAAAACAACAGCGATAATGGAAGTTTTAATTCTTGATATTATCAACGAAGCAAAAAAAGGCAATCTATTACCTGGATGCTTAGGGTCTTTTGAAATGAGGCCAGAAGTTTTGTTATCATGGGGTACTCTTCAGTTACAATATTTAAATGGTCACATAAGAAATCCTGATGGAATAACAAGATTAGAAATAGAAAAACTTATCGAGAGTATTTTCTGGCAGATGTACGTGATAAATATTAAAGACGTAATCAGTGAGGATATGTTATTTGATCTTTACGAGTTTGCAGCCCAGAAATACGGATGTAAAGTTTTTATCCTTGATAGCCTTATGCGCGTAAGATTGAAAAATAAAAAAGACAAGTACGAAGGACAGGCACACTTTATGGATCGTCTTGCGCGTTTCGCTGATAAATTTGACTGCCATGTTCATCTTGTTGTACATCCGCGAAAAGGAGAAAAGGATACTGATGCACCAGATTCTTCAGCTGTAAAGGGTGCCGGAGAAATAACAGATATAGCTCACAATGTAATTTCAATATATAGACTATCAGACGATCAAGTTGAGAAAATAGCAAACGAATTAAACATATCAAAAAGTAACGCGCCGACAAGTTTATGGCATTTACACAAGAACAGGATGCACGGCCTAACAGGATCAAAAAGAATGATTTTTGACGAACAATACAAAATATTCAAGGAGTTTTAACAATGACAATGGCAATCGTAATTGAACAGTTATTGACAGCTAAGGCACAGGGACGGGAGATAGTAGGGATTGAAGCTGGAAGTAATTTCAAGGTTATGTTGTGCAATGAATACAGAACGATGAAACTGCCTGAAAGTGTAAAGGAAACGTTCTGCGGTTTGCCGATTACATGGAATTATGAGATTGATAACTACCAGTTTATCGAGCAGGTAGCGTTTAATTTTTGAGGATCTAAAATGAAAGTAGCAGTATTATGTGAATATAGCGGAATCGTTCGGGACGCTTTTATCAAACAAGGGCACAATGCAATTAGTTGCGATATTCTTCCGACAGAATCAGATGGTCCTCACATTCAAGGTAATTTATTTGATTATGACTGGAGCGGTTACGATCTTATAATAGCGCATCCTCCGTGTACTTATATCGCAGTTTCTGGAAACCGTTATTATGCAGGAACAGAAAAGCGAAAAAAGGCTGCCGAGTTTATTCGCATGATATGGGATATTCCAGTTGATAAAATGTGCATAGAAAACCCTGTAGGGCAAATAAACAAGTATTTACCTTTTATGCCAAAACCGCAGTATATACAGCCTTGGCAATTTGGACATGGGGAAACTAAAAAAACAGGATTATGGAAAAGGGGGCTACCTGATCTTATGCCTACAAATATTGTAGAAGGTAGGGAACAAAGAATATGGAAAATGCCGCCGTCTAAAGATCGCGGAAAAATAAGGTCACGTTTTTATGAAGGAATTGCAGAAGCTATGGCTATTCAGTGGACCACTTGAAAATAAACACATAGGGCGGTATTATTTTAGGTATGGCAGAGCTAACGACTAATGACAATCTATATGATATATTTAATAGTAAAAATCATTTCAAAAATGAAAAACATATGTCGGATTACATAGAAGATAATATAAGGTTATTTTGTAAAGAAATTCTTGAAGACGAATATATAACCCATAGCAGAGAATATGTATTTGAATCTGGATGGCGAAAGAGGAACGGAAACAGTGTAAAAAAAGGAGAACACAATACAAGACTTGATTTTCTGATTATTTGTAAAAATGATAATTATGCTGTAGAAGTGAAAAATCCAAAACAAATTAGAAGTTCTCTTGTTAACGCTATATCTCAGATTATGAATTATCAATACGAGATAGAAAAAAGAAGTATAAGGGCGTCGCTTGTTTTAGTTTCTTCTAAACATTCTGTAAGATTCGTTGAACTTGTACGGCATTTCGGACTTAAATTTAGATACATATTATTCAATAAGGATTATTCAGCAGAATATGAATGGATTAACGACTAAACAAAAAATATTTATAGCTGAATATCTCAAGGATTTTAACGGTACAAGGGCCGCAATAACTGCAGGATATTCTAAAGATTCTGCCGCCGTGATCGCTCATGAAAACTTAAGAAAACCGAATATTGTAAAAGAGATAAGGAAGGCCATTGAAGAGAGCACTGATATAGATTTGATAACCTTAAAACATAGAATATCTGGCGAATTGTCGAGACTCGCCTTTTCGGATGATGATATATATGCGGTATACAATAAGGATGGAGAACTATCAGGTTATAGATTTTCTGATAAAATAAAAGCACTTGAATTACTCGGAAAATATGTTTCTATGTTTACCGACAAATTAGAAATCGAAGGAAATATAAACCTTGTCAGCAACGGCCCAGAAGACGACCTATAAAAAAATAGAGCCTACCGTCAAACAGCTTGAAGCGTTAAAAATAATATCAAAAAACAGGGTCACTAATTTAGCCGGCGGCTCACGTTCTGGCAAAACGTTTATAGCTCTTTATGCAATGATATGGCGGGCATTAAAATATCCACGTACCAGGCAGCTTGTGGCGCGGTTTAGATTCAGCCATGCAAAACAGGCAATATGTTACGATACCATGCCGAAGATTTTAGAAATACTAGGTATGCGCGATAAAGTGCGGCTCAATAAAACAGACTGGTTTTATGAATTCCCGAACGGCTCAACTATCTGGATAGGCGGTCTTGACGATAAAGAGCGGCTTGAAAAAATCCTTGGTAATGAATATTCAACTGTTTTCCTTAATGAGGCAAGCCAGATTTCATATGATGCCTATGAGATGATTATTACACGGCTTAACCCTCCGCGCGGGATAAAGGGGAAAATAATAATCGACTATAACCCGCCGAGCATTCAGCATTGGGGATACAAAATGTTTATAAAAAAACAATTCCCGGATGGTAGGCCGCTCCCTGGCGATGATTATGCAAGCATCCTCATGAACCCGCAGGACAACATAGATAATATTTCCGAGGATTATATCAAAACGCTTGAAAGCCTGTCGGTAAATAAGCGTAAGCGATTCCTTGAAGGTCAGTATTCAGTTGATAGCGGATCATTATGGAAACGCGGATGGATACGGTATGACGATAATATACCGGCTCTATGGCGCGTAGTTGTCGGGGTGGACCCTGCCGGGACGGTAGATGGAGACGAGGTCGGAATTATTGTATCGGGGCAGTTTGAGGATAAGTATTATATACTCGATGATTATTCCTGCCATGGGACACCGAACGAGTGGGCCGCAGAAGTAGCGGCGGCGTATAACAAATGGGCGGCCGATGTGGTAGTTGCGGAAAAGAACTACGGCGGGGACATGGTGGAATCGACGATAAAAAACGCACAGCCGACAATCAATGTAAAACTTGTGAACGCTTCACGCGGGAAGGTTGTCCGTGCAGAACCGATAAGCGCGTTGTATGAGCAGGGGAAAGTATTCCACCGTATACCGTTCATCGAACTTGAAGACGAATTATGTATATTTGAACCTGGGATGGATCAGTCTCCGAATAGACTTGACGCTATGGTATGGTCAATAACGGAATTAAGCGGGGAAGGATACTCAATGCTTGACGTTCTTTGAACAATTGACCGTATATCAAAATAGGGGTAAGGTACAAACATGGCACGGAGAAAATCGAATAACGGGCAGCGTTTTACAAATAGCCTCACGGAGATGGGGATTCAATTATCAATGCTAAATGGGACAACCGGCGGGAGCACGCTGTCAAGTTATGGTACGGCCGCTTTCTCAAATAATTATTCCCTCCTAACGCTGAACCGCATAATCCTTACCTACATGTACACGGGGAACGGTATTTTCCAGACTGCTATTCAGCTTCCAATTCAGGACGCAATCGGGAAAGGCGTTGACATACAGTCCGGTGAACTCGATAACGATGACATCGATGAGGTTATGAGCTATTGGGAAGATATTGGCTTATGGAATGCCGTGTTGAATTACTGGACATGGGTCCGGCTTTACGGTGGTGGCGCCCTGCTTGTGAACAGCAATCAGGACCCGCAGAAACCGCTGAACCTGAACACACTCAATAGAACCCCGCTTGACTTCTACGATATAGACCGCTGGCAGCTTGACACAAATCAGGCCATATTTGACGATTGGGATTCTTACAGTCTGTCAGCATCAAACAACAACGATATGATTTATCTATACGGCGAGCCCATCCATGAAAGCCGATTTTTACGTTCCAAGGGAAAACGGGCCCCGCATTATGTCCGTCGGGTACTACGTGGCTGGGGAATGAGTGAAGGTGAACGGATGATCCGTGACCTGAACTTGTACCTTAAAACGCAAGATGTACTGTATGAAATACTCGATGAGTCGAAGGTTGACGTCTACAAAATAAACGGCCTTGCTCAGAAGCTTATGCAATCCGGGGGAACGGCTAAAATAACGCAGCGGGTACAGGCGGCTAATGAAATTAAAAATTACGTCAATGCTCTGGTTCTCGATAGTCAGGAAGATTACGAGCAGAAAAGCATGAGCTTTGCCGGGCTTGCCGAAGTTATGAATCAGAACAGAATGGGCGTATCTGCGGCCTTGCGTATTCCTATGGCTAAATTGTTTGGAGAAGCGGCTTCCGGATTTTCAAGCGGTGAGGATACGCTACAGAATTATAACGCAATGGTAGAGAGCGAGATCAGAGCACCGCTTAAGCCTGTTATACGTAAGCTTTTGAAAATCACTATGGCCCATGTTTTAGGCTATGTTCCGTCGTTTACGTTTGATTTTCCATCACTCAGGGAATTAAAGCCGGAAATTGAGGATCAGATAAAAACAGGGGATACGAACCGTATACTGTCCCTATTTGATCGTGGAATCATTGACAGTCAAGAAACTATGGAATCACTCAGAAAAGCAGGCGTCATCGACATCGAGACAAAGGCTGAACGCGGACTTGTACAGAACCCGGTAGCGCCAGCGGGGGAAGAAGAAATTCCGACCATGAGCGATCCAGTTAAACCAGTAGCGGAATGATAAAATTACAGGAATCAGATTACAAAATAATTGAAGATCAACTCATAGAATTATTTTACGAGTGGTATTATAAACCGATTCTCGATTTAATGAGCGATAAGCGTTTTAATCAACTCTACAATTCAAACAGTGCGCTAATCACTGCAATCAGACGCGGAACAGTAAAATACAAAGACGGGGTGTTTACCGGATCGTTTAATTCCCGCATATCAAAAGAGCTTTCCAGGTTCGCAAAATACAACGGACGCAAGAAACAATGGGAAGGCATGGCCCCGCCTGATGTAACAGCTGCTGCGATGATTGCCAATGATAAAATGCGGAAATTAAACGAGCGCATAAAGGATGAGCTGAATACCATGGAGGCCCGGGTACAGTCTGCGATAAATAATCTCCCGCTCCGTGTTGAGGAAGTAATCAACGATATCGACGGACGATTAGTCAAAGAAGTAAAGGGAATAACCGTTCTACCTGAAATAACCGAAGATATGCGGAAAAGTCTCACGGAAAAGTATACCGAGAATATGGAGCTCTATGTCAGAAACTGGAACCCGGAACAAATAAAGCGGCTCCGTGTGATGGTGGAAAATAATATCCGAAAAGGCTTAAACCGGCAGGATATGCAAGATGCCATTATGTCAGAGTTTGGCACCACCAGGGCGAAGGCTCAATTCTTAGCCAGGAATGAAGTCAGCCTATGGCTATCAGAAATGCGCAACGAGCGGTTCAATGATGCCGGTATTGAGATTTACAAATGGTCAACGTCAAATGATTCCCGGGTTGTAGGCACCCCCGGCGGGAAATGGCCTGAACCCTCGAAGGGACACGGCAACCATTACCTGATGCAATCTAAATACTGCCGCCTCGATGATCCTACAGTTTACGCCGATAGTCTCAATGATGCGAAGGCCGGTAAGTGGAAAAGCAAGCTGGCAATCGGAGCGGGAGACAAACACCCCGGGCAGGAATACTTGTGCCGCTGCGGGATGATACCGGTACTTTTGCCTAAATAGTAAACAAACATATAGCAAACAAATGTTACTTGACAATTGTATAGCATTTACTCCATTATTAAACCATGAGCGTCAAAACGCAAAAGGTCAGAAACGCGGCCCCGAAAAAATACAAAGCGAGGATGATTGCCCCCGGGCTTGTCAACTACGACGATCTTGGAATAGGTAACGTCCTTGTGCGTAAACCGGCACTTGATAAGATCAATCCGGGATGGACGGGGAAGCCAGTGTTTAACATGACCCACCGGGACGTATCGGAAATAGAGGCGTTCGATTTCCGCAACGAGGACCCGGAGAATTTCGCGGACGGTATCATAACGGACGTTAAGTACGATGAGGCGAGCGGGTGGTACGTCGCTGAGTTTTTAGCATGGGATGCGGAAACGCAAGAGACCCTTGACCTAAAAGACCGGACAGGAAAGCCGCTGTACAGTGTGTCGTGCGCGTACACAGTAACCGAAGAGGACGAGACCGGAGGGGAGTACAACGGTATTCCCTTCACGTCGGAGGTTCTTAACGGGCGCGCAGATCACTTGGCCATTGTAAATAACCCGAGATATCCTGATGCGATACTGCTGGAGAACGCTAAACCCGATAAGGAGAAACCTATGGGATTCAAACTATTTTTGAACAAGGGCAAGGAAGAGGCCGACGCGAAAAAGCGTAAGAACGAACTGCCGCCTCCTGAACCCGAAGAGACCGAGGAGGATGTCGAAGTGGACGGTTACGTTGAAATGGAGAACGGCGAAAAAGTCCCCATGAATGAGCTTGTCGCTGCGTATAATGAGAAAATGAAAAACGCAGAGGAAGAGGAAAAAGCTTACAGCATGGAGGATGAGGTTGTAATCAATGGCGAGACCATGAAAGTCAAAGACCTTGTGGCCGCTTGCGGATACGGCACTCAGCAGGAAAACGCCGAAGCGCCGACCGATGAAAAAGCCGAGGATGTTGTTGACGAGAAAAAGCAGGTCAGCAACTCGAAGAAAGAGAAAAACGAGAATTTCCGCAAGGTAGCCAATGCGGCCAAAGGCGATGAGGCCCCGGCGGATAGAAACGTCAACACCGCATCGAAGCGCCTTGAGCGCGGCAAGCAGCGGTACACCATACCCAAAAAGGGGGTTAAGTAATGGCTTTGCAGAATCTTAATCAGTTCGCCCAGACTCCTGTAGTCGGAAAACTGGCAGACGATACCACCGGGCGCGCATTTACGCTGACCTGTCGTTTCAAGGATGCGCAGACTACCGCCAACGATCTTGAGCCCGGGACCCCGGTAAAGCTTGTTGACCTCGGCGCAAGTGATTTCTCCAGTCCCCCGATTGTCGATTTCATGGCCGATGACAATGACGGCGGCGCGTTCGGCGTATCACTCTGGGACACGAAGAAGAACCCGAAGGAAGACGGCGACATTGTGCAGGTCGCCCTCGAGGGTGCGATTGTTTACCTTGAGGCATCGGCCGCTATCGAGCGCGGCGCTTCTGTCGCTGCCGTACTCGCGGCTCCCGGCGAGATTGTAACTGCAACCACTGAGGATGTACTTGGTGTAGCGCTGGATAAAGCCGCAGCCGACGGGGATGTAATCCGCGTAAGAATCAAGCCCGTAGCGGTGAGCACCTAAGGAGGGGATGAAAGATGAAAGGTAACATAGGACTTGTGGGCAGACTTTTGAAAAACGCGGGGGTTGTCCCTGATTACGTAGGCGGACGGCGCTTGACCAATGCTAACGGCGATATCGACCCGGCATCAAGCGGATACCGGTATATCATCGACACATTGAGCTATATCCGGTCAAGCATAATTGACCAGGTATTTTATGAGGTGTCTATCGGCGATTATCTCCCGATGGACGTAGGCGAAGCCGCATGGATGGAAGAGATAATCCAGAATGTGAACTTCTACCAGGGCGGTAGTTTTTACGAGGGTGACGCTGATATTCAGGCTGACACCGGACGGCTTGCACAGGTAGGGGCAGGACTTGATAAGGTTCGCATGGACGTCAAAACCTGGGCGAAGGCCACAGGCTGGACTATTATGGAGCTTTCCAAGGCTGCTGCTGCTAACAATTGGGATGTTGTCGAGGCAAAACTCAAGAGTCTCAAGAAGAACTGGGACCTTGGTATTCAGGAAACAGCTTTCCTCGGGCATCCTGACGGAACCCTGACCGGGCTTCTGAATGACAGTGAGGTAAATATCAATACCACGCTGATCACCGAGCCTCTTTCCGGCATGACCGGGACTGAGTTTCAGGCTTTTATAGCCGGGCTACTCGGTGCCTACTGGACCAATTCGCAGAGTACCCGCCTGCCGGATACCTTCGTTATGCCGACCGACGATTATCTGGGACTTGCTTCTGCGGCTTCCCCGGATTACCCGAACATTAGTAAACTTGAGTACATGCTGAACGCATTCCGCAAGATGACCGCTAATGAGGGATTCCAGATTCTCCCGCTGGCATACGCACAGGATGATTTCAACGCTGACCGGGGAATCGAAAAAAACCGGTATGCACTGTACCGGAACGACCCCGATACCCTGAAAATGGCTATCCCTGTTGATTTCACCATGCTTGAGGCTGACACTACCAATAAGATCAACTGGCAGCAGGCTGCCTACGGACAGTACTCCGGCGTACTGATTAACCGGAAACGGGAAGTCTTGTATTTTGACGAAACCGCACCGAGCACTTAAGAAACAGCATGAGGTAATTAGCCCCTGGGAAACCGGGGGCTTTTTTATTGCACTGAACGTCAAAATGTAGTACGGTAATCCTATGCACGACCTTATAATCATGGGACACGGTAACGGCTGGCGAAACATCGTAAACGAGAGCGCCCGCGAAGTGTGGGCGGTGCTTTCTGTATACGGCAATTATAAACAGGCAGATAAGTATTTCGATATTCACAAAATGACGAATGCAAAGCTTGAGAAATTGCGCAAGATCATACCGCCTGACAAGCTTTTCCGCGCAGAGGATTTTCCGCATAACGACCTCATAAAACAGTTTGGCCCTTTCTTTCAATCTTCTGTCTCGTGGATGCTTGGATACGCATGCCAATTAGGATACACTGATATTAAGATGGTTGGCGTAAACATGGAACACGGGACAGAGTACGGCAGGCAGCGGGATTCTTACTTTTACATGGTCGGCCAACTTGCTGCCCGTGGTGTGACTGTTTACACTGACCGAAAATCAGGAGTATATTTGAGTACAGAAATGTACGGAGGAGTTTAACAAAATGGCTACATTGTATAACAAGGGAAAACGGACGTGGAAGCTTGCGAAGGACCTGAAGGAACTACGGCCCGGTAAGCGCATGGATGTCGACAAGAAGCTGGCACAGAAATACATCGTCCTCTACCCGAAGGAATTCGAGTTGATGGATAGCGTCGAAAAGTCAGAGCCGAAGCGCAAGCCCCGCAAGCAGAAGTCAGAGCCGAAGCGCAAGCCCCGCAAGCAGAAGTCAGAACCCGAGACGGTAAACGCTGAGGATGTCGAAGTAAACCTTGAGGAAGAATAATGATTACGATAACCGCCACCGATTTCAAAAGCTATTTTGACCGGGGTCAATTTACCTACGGGACTACCCTACCTGATATCCGTGACACCGATATTGACAGGGCGATAGCAGAAGCAGAGGCGGTTTTCAATCATGATCTTTATCCAACCGAAACAGTAGAGAACCTCGCCCTGTTGTACCTGACTGCCCATTACTTGCAAGGTGATACCGACGCTGCTGATTCAGGAGGCCAGGGTCAGCTCTTGCAGACGTCCAGATCGGCAGACGGGATATCCGAGGGGTTACACATCCCTGAGTGGATACAGCAGGGTGAGTTTTCGATTTATGCCACGACATACTACGGGATTAAGTTTCTCATGCTGTCGAAGCCCTATCTTGATGGCGCTGTCTACAGTGTGCCCGGGGGGACGCAGTTTTGAGCTTTTCCGAGCGGTACGGTGACAGCGTGGTACAGGGCGATTTCTCACAGCTTGAAAAACTCGTCGAGGGGCTGAGCGCCAAACATTACGTTGATGTAGGAATCATTGGAGAAAACACCGAGACTGAGAGCGGACTGACCATTGCCGGTATCGGCGCCGTCCATGAGTTTGGAACCGACAAGGCCGGGCGGGGGAACAGCACAACGATACCTGAACGCTCATTCATCCGCATGCCGTTGAACAAGAAACAAGGCGAGATACAAAAACAAGTTGAGGGCCGGCTTGAAGGACACCTTGCCCGGGGCGACGTGAAGGCGGTTTTCAAGGATATCGGCGTAGCTGCCTACGGTGCAATCCAAGAGGCTTTCGATACTCGGGGATTCGGTACATGGAAAGAGAACGCTGATAGCACGGTACAGCGCAAGGGGAGCGACGCGCCGCTTATTGACGATGGCACACTCCGTCAGTCTATATCATCTGAGGTAGGCCCATAATGGCAGTGCCGCAGTTAGGACACGTTTTACGCGGATGGACAACTCAGCAGACGGTAACACTCGTGACAAAGTCGATAGACCCCGATACTCATAAAACCGTAAAGGTTGAGACAACCGCAGTATACCGTGTCAACCGGCAGCCAGTCCCCCAGCAGAAAATAGACCAGAAGCAGGACGGGGAACGAGACTGGAAATGGTGGAGTTTTATAATCAGGGGGAAAGTGTACCTGTCAAAAGATGACCGCGTAACAATAGCCGGGGTGAAATACCGGATAATGAACGGGTCGGACTGGTCTCAAAGTGGGTTCACGAAGTTTGAAGCCGTGGAGGATTATACCGATGCCTGAGGTTGATGTCATACTTGCCAACATAATCCGGGATCACATGGGAATCGACGGTTCCCGAATTGCGCTATATAATCAGAATTTCAATAAGCCTAAGGACGACGATATATTTATCGTTATCGCAACCGAGAATAAAAGAGTTGTCGGAAATATATTTAATTTTGACAGCGACGTCGACGAGGAAGTATTAAGCACCACATTTTACACCACGCTTAATATTGAGATAACCAGCCGTGACGATAGCGCGAAATTGCGGAATCATGAAATACTCATGGCGCTTAATTCCACGATATCGCAACAGGCGCAAGAGACGAACACAATCAGAATATACCGGACAGGCTCTATCCTTGACCTGTCTACCATTGACGGTGCATCGGCCTTGTACAGGTACCAGATTCCCGTTATTATATCCCATGTGGAAACAAAAAGAATGGCGGTAGCGCCAATAGACAAATTCCAGCCAATAACTACGGAGGTAGAGAGAAATGGCTAAAATTGACATTAGCAATGTAATCACGGTTACGCTTCTATCGGCGTTACGAGGATTACAGAACCTTAACACATCGGTACTTGCACTGTTCACCGATGAGGAGCCGGTTACTACCCTACCGGATGGATACGGTATATACCGCAATCCTACGGCGGTAGCAAATGACTGGGGGAGCACATCAGACGCGTACACGTATGCTAACCGGATTTTCTCGCAGACTTTGAACCCGGTATCAGGCGGCGGCTATCTTGTAATCATCCCGCTTGACCAGACAGCGGCGGCAAGTGCGGCCACGCTAAGAAGTACGGCTCCGGTAAATCTGCTTAATCTGACCGGCGTTGATTATGAGATCAATGCGGCAATAGATGGTGGTGTTGCTGCTGACCTTACCATCGGAGAGCTTGACCTATCGAGTGTTGAAGCAGCCGAGACAAGCCTGAATAGTACAGAAGTTTCAGCGGCCGGAGTTACCTTTTCTATAAGCGGAGATTTGACAGCCGCTACTATTACACTTGCAAGCGATACGACTGGCGCAACGTCCAGCCTCCTACTTGACGACGCTACCACCGGGACCGATATCGCCGGGCTCTTGAACCTACAAAAGGGCGTTACTGCAACCGGAGCTGATGCTGGAGTTGAACGGGTCAAGGATGCAATCCTGAGGACTGCCGGCAGTATCAACTATTTCGGGATTATCTTGAATCAGAAACTTGCCGACGCAGAACTTACCGAGACTGCCGCACTAATGCAGGGGCTTGATAAACTACTATTTGTAGGATCGAACCTGTCAGCCGACGTTACCGGTATTTTTACCACTCTAAAAAATGCAGGTTACACGCATACCCGCTGTCTGTATTATTCGATCAGCGAGACTAAAGCTCTTGAGTTTGCAGCCGGGTACGCAGGGCGCGGCCTGTCTGTCAATTTCGACGGAGTGAATACGGCCCAGACGATGCACCTGAAAGAGATAACCGGTATGATCGCCGACACTGGGTTGACTGAAACGCTACTCAATACTGCTAACCGGGCGGGCGTCGATGTGTACGCTGATTTCGGAGTGCCGAAGCTTTTCACCTCCGGGGCAAACGAATACTTTGATTTTATTTACATGCAGCTTGCGTTCAAGAACCGCCTACAGATTGCAGGTTTCAATTTCTTGGCTACTACAAATACGAAAATCCCACAGACTGAAACTGGAATGAACAACTTGAAAAACGCTTATCGTGAAGTGTGTAAGGATTTCGTGGAAAACGGCTCTTTCGCACCTGGTACATGGAACGACGCTACGACCTTCGGGAACCCCGAGGACCACCGTCGCAATATTGCAGACTTTGGCTATTATATTTACAGTGTGCCGATCACCGAACAATCGCAGCTTGAACGGGAAAGCCGCGTAGCCCCTGCCGTGTATATCGCCGGTAAGTCTGCCGGGGCGATCCATAAGGGCGACGTGGTCGCCTTCATTGAGAAATAAGGAGGATTGAGTATATGAGTGTTTCACTAACCGGAGAAGATACCACCATTATCAATGGCAGGATTTTACGGGACCTGGCCGACGGCGATTGTGTCGCTATCGATGTTCCTAACAACATAGCAGAGCAGAAGGTCGGGAAAAACGGAAATATACTTGTGGCCTTCAACGCTACGGGAAAAACTGTCAATGTAACCATGCGGGTTATCGCTGGTAGCGCAGACGACAAGTTTCTCAATTCTGAGTACGCCTCTTTTATCAATGACCCCGCAAGCTTCCCGATGTTTGAGGGTGAGTTTATCAAACGTGTCGGCGACGGCTCCGGGAACGTCAATAATATTGTCTACTCCCTGGGCAAGGGCGTACCGCAGAAAATGCCGGTGGTCAAAGAGAACAAGGAAGGCGACACGGAGCAAAGTGTCGCTATCTGGATGCTACAGTTTGCCAACACTGACAGGGCTATTGCATAATGGGATTTGACAAGAAAAAGTTACAGATTACAAAGGCGACGTTTGACGATGCTTTCGATTTACAGGACGCAATAAGCCGGGCCGTAAAAGGTAACCGGCTTAACGTCCCCGAGGGCATGGAATCGGATATCGACGTTTCCTCTTTCCTTGACGCAGCATTGTCCACAATTTCCAGCAGGGAAGTACGTGACTGCCTTTTCCGTTGTGCTGAGCGTGCCCTGTACGATAATCAGAAAATCAACAAGGATTTTTTTGAGAAAGAGGATAACCGGGAGCTGTACTATCCCATTATGATCGAGATAGTAAAGGAGAATGTCGGCCCTTTTATCACGGGTCTGCTTTCATCGTTCGGGGGCCCCGGACAGATAGAAACCTTCCTAAAACGGAAATAAAAGTCTCTGATAAAATGCTTGCGGCATTGCGTATTGCAAAGGCTGGGTATTACAGCGGAGACCCCGAGAAGGTTTTAAAAGCGAAAGTAGACCATGTACTAATGGTTCTGGATTATGAAAAGTTTACAATTGATTTTGAAGATGTTTATTATGAGATAAACAAGGCCCGGTAAAAAGCCGGGCTTTTCTTTTGTCTATTGATACCATACAAAATACAAGTTATTATTGAGTTATGACGATAGCTAAGCTATTTGCGAGAATAGGATTACAGACAGACGAGGCAAAGGCCAAAAGTTTCGACCGCTCAATTCGTGCGGTCAAGATCGGCATGGTCGGAGCCGCAACCGGGGCCGTTGCATTTTCCGTAAAATTAAAACAATTAACCGACCAGGCTTTTGAGGCTGCCGCAGCTTTCAAGCAATTTGAAGCCGAGACCGGCGGAAGCGCACAGGAGCTACAGAAGTGGCAGGCGGTTGCCAATCAGACGAATAATAGCGCTGAGGCCGTCACTGCGTCGATTAAAGCGATAGCCGCTAATCAGGAAAAGATAAAACTTGGTCAGGGAAATATTTCCGGGTACCAGCTCTTAGGGATAAGCCCGGCAAGTGATCCCTTTGAAATATTGGAACAACTGCGGATAAAGACTGCCGGGCTTTCTCAGGCCATGAAAAAAAACGCCTTGCAGCAGATGGGCGTATCTTCTGAACTCATCCAGGTACTTGAACTAACAAACGATGAGTTTGATCGCATGGCCGCTAATGCGTTTATCGTCCCGCCGTCTGCAATAGATGCGCTTGATAAAGCCCGGGCAAGCGGACAGATGCTTGGTAACGCTGTCCGGTATATAAGACAAATGATAGCGGCGAACCTTTCTCCGGCAATCGATGAACTGAATAAAAAAATAGCATTGTGGATAAAACAGAATCAGGACGGAATAATAAAAACAATTCAGACTATTTTTGGCTGGATAAATAGATTCATAACTGCAATGTACAGAACCGCTACCATGATAGACAAGGGAGTAAGATCCACGATTGGATGGTCAAACGCTATTAAAATTTTAATAGGCGCGATTGCCTTGCTTAATTCGGCGCTTTTGTTTTCTCCAATCGGCGCATTTATCGCGGCCATTGCTATGCTTGTACTTGTGATGGAAGACCTGTATGTATATTCTAAAGGTGGAAAGTCTTTATTCGGCAGGATGATGGAGCAATTCCCGCAATTGGAAAACGCTTTGAAAGGATTATGGCAAATGCTAAAAGATATCGGCGCCGTCTTAAAAACTGTTTTCGGCGGCGGTGATCTTGGAAGCATACAGGGAATACTCGATGAATGGGGATTATGGGGCGACATAATAGAGGGTATAATAGAAGGACTTAGGAAAATACGCGAATGGTTTGCGACCGCTGAATATGACGCAGAGACCGGTGAATTCGGAAACGTCCCGGGATACCTTAAAGCACAGATGGCAGATTTTATGCAGCTTTTTACCGATCCTGTCGGATGGGCGAAAGAAGGAATTGAGGCCGGTAAAAATGTAATCGGTGGATTGTTCGGCGGTGGAGGCGGTAGCGCTACCACGAATAATGTCAACGTAAATATCAATACTTCCGGGAACGTAGACGGTGAATCGGTGCAGCGTGAAATGCAAAGAGCTTTTAATTCAAGCAACGTCCAGCGGGGGAATACTGAATGAGTATTTCAAATATTGCGCAGAGGTCAAATACGGGAATATCTTCTGTCCGTGATTACGTCGATGAAAAAGCGGGGGCGGCTGTTGTTTCTCCGAAAAATTCCAAAGGTATTCAGGGATGGGTATTCGATATATTAACCAGGGAAAGCATCGACCTGAACGCAGAAATTACAGACCATGTTGTACAGAGCGGATCTTTTCTGTCTGACCATGTTGTTATAAAGCCGCGCCGGATTACACTATCAGGTTTAATCGGCGAGAATGTTTTCAATACTCCCGGGGCAGCCGAAGCCCTGCAGGAATTACAGAACAAGCTTGAGGTAGTGGACGCTTACGGCGGTGCATATACGGACGGAATGACGCAGAAATTACAGGGCGCAATTACGCAGGCACAAACGGCGGTTGATCAATTAAATAATACGCTGAATAAAACGCAGAGCGTAATAAGTGCCTTTGCCGGTGAATCATCGGAACAAACACGGCAGCAGCGATTATATCAGCAGTTACTCGCAGCGTTTAAGGTAAAATATATTGTTACTGTTCAGACCTGGCTTGATTATTACGATAACATGGTTATTGAATCAATCAGCGCAACGCAGGACGAAGTCACGGAACAAATAACAGATATCAGTGTAACGCTTAAAGAGGTGCGTTTCGAGGAATTGGAATTCGTAAACTATGATGAAAGGCTACAGCCTCCACGGGAACAGATACAGAAGGCTGGCGAAGAGGACGCAGGGAAAGCACAGGGAGAACTTGCAAGCGCAGCCTATAAATTGACGGCGGGTGAATGATGATAACGATACAAGGACTTTCAAGTAATCCTATACAGACATTCCAGGTAACAAGCGAGGATGGAATTATAATTGATATCACTATCCGATATCACGCTTCATCCTCAATGTGGTTTGCAGATATTTCAACTGAGGATTTTACAGTAAACGGTTTACGCCTTTGCGCTAATAATAATCTATTGCGGCAGTTTGAGAATATAATTGATTTCGGTTTACTTGTATCAGCGCCGGAAGGAACAGAGCCTATTTTAATAAACGATTTTGCAACCGGACGATGTACGCTTAATATTCTATCCGCTGCCGACGTCGTACAATTAGAATCTCTTTATGTGGAAGCTAATCAGTGAACTGGATACGCGATTATGTTATTTTAATTCAACGGCCCGATAAAAAGACTCTTGAGATCAGGCCGCCTTTTTCCATGAAATGCGATATACAGAAGAGTACAACCGCATCCGCTAATCAAGCATCGGTTACGCTTTACAATTTACGTAAAGATATACGCAACGGTATTTATAAAGATCGCTATACTATTTCGGAATATTGGCAGATCAGAATATATGCAGGGTACAAGGGTAAAGTATTAGACCTTATTTTCCAGGGAAACATAATGCAAGCGTCAAGCGTAAAACAGAATACTGATTGGATAACAACGCTTGAGTGTTTCGATGGACTGTACGGAATACAGAACGGTGTTACAGCGCAGACGTTCGGTAAAAATGTAGACCTGTCAGAAGTTGCACTCGGAATAATAAATACCATGCAGAACATTGAACCCGGCGCAATGGGTAGCCCTGTCGATGGGAAAACGGGACCGAGGGGATTATCCCTTATAGGGAATTCTAAAGATATGCTTGACGGCATTGTAGAGGGAAAATACTTCATTGATTCAGAGCGGATAAATATTTTAGACGATGACGAGGTAATTATTGGCAAAGTCCCGCTACTTGATGAGGGCCGTTTATTCACGTCGCCTAAACGGGGTGACACAAGTCTTACCGTTCAGACTCAGCTTTTCCCAAAAGTGCAATTAGGATTATATACGGAGCTCCGCAGCATAAGCGGTATCTATAACGGACAGTATAAAACAATTGCGTTCAAGCATAGCGTGACAGTCTCTTCTGCAGAAGCGGGCGACGCAATAACCGAGATTACTTTATACACCGGACAGAAACTTTTCCAGGAGGTGGCGCGTGTCAGGTCTACAACTGCCGGAGCCTGATCTTGACGATATACTGGAACAATTAAGTAACGATATATTCGCGAGTCTTAATTGCGTTCAGATCGGAAAAATAGAAAAGGTAAATAATAATCAAACAGTTGAAATAATGATCCAGGTAAAGCGGCGCGTACCGACCGGGACTATAAACTATCCCATGCTTGTGGACTGCCCCTATGTTATAATGCAGGGCGGCGGGGCGTATCTTGATATGCCGATTCAAGCAGGCGATTATTGCCTTGTACTTTTCAACGACCGGAATATTGATACGTGGTGGAGTACTGCAAACGTTAAGGAACCCCGTGACCGCAGAAAACATAGCCTGTCCGATGGTATTGCACTTGTCGGGATAAATCCTGAAAGCTCATCGCTTGAAACAGATGGCCAGGTAGTCCGCTTGCTCGGAGCGTCGGGCCCGGGAAGTGAGGAATTCGCAGCACGTCAAAACGATGAGATAACCGTAGACGCTACAACTGACCCCGCATTATTTTCATGGTTCAACGCGGTAGCAACGGCAACAGGGACTACCGCTCCGACATCAATTACTGGTAAGATATCTGGTGGCAGTACGGAGGTAAAAATAGGATGATAATTCGCAACCTAACGGCAACCGGAGACTGGACATTTGGCAGGGGACAAAGCGATTATTTACGAGATCTCCCGGCGTTTAAATTAAACTTGCGTACACGATTAAAATCATGGAAAGGTGACTGTTTCTACGCTACTGCCGAAGGTGTAGACTGGAATAATTTTCTTGACATAGGCACAAAGGATTTGCTTGATCGAGATATAAAGCGGGTAATTTTACAGACAGAAGGCGTATTGAAAATAACAGAATATATAAGTACACTCGATAGAGATGATAGGGACGTTTCAATAAACTGTACGATTACTACAATTTTCGGGACCATCACAATTCAGGAGGTCTTGTAAATGAGTGACATTGACGAGAACTTAGGCAATCTTGACGACTGCTGGGTTACGCAAGCAAACGATCAATTCCAATGTATTGTAGAGGATAACTTGACAGCCCTGTCTTTTTTTAAGATTGTTATGCAGGGCCATGTAGTGAGGGAATAATGCCAACGACGTTTGACAAAAATGGATTGACGATTGAAACACTAACCGAAATACGCGAAAACTTAGAAGCGGAATTCCGCAGTATTTACGGCGACGATATAAACCTTGATCAAAACTCACCAGACGGGCAATTACTGAATATATTGGCACAGGCTAAAATAGATTTGCTTGAACAGTTACAAAAGATCAACGCCGGATTTGACCCCGACCAGGCAGAAGGCCGTGTACTCGATCAGCGGGTGAACCTGAACGGAATACAGCGGAACGGTGGAACCTATACGCTTGTACCCGTGGAGTTGACAGTTGATAGGGCGCTTAATCTTGTGGGACTTGATGATCAGTCCGACGAATTAAACCCGAATATATCGAACTTGTACACGATAAAAGACGATAACGAAAATGAGTATTATCTATTGGAATCGCAGGCTATTGCTTCCCCCGGGACTGATACCTACACTTTTAGGGCGGCCAGGATCGGAGCGGTACAGGTAAGCGTCAACACGATTACAACACCAGTTACAGTTATCGCCGGGATTACAAATATAAATAACTCTTCCGGGGCATCCACGCAAGGAGTAGACGAAGAATCAGACTTTGACTTGAGGGAGCGCCGTAAAATATCGACGGCCATAAGTGCTACCGGATATCTTGAAGCAATCGAGGCTGCCATAGCAAATATTGACGGCGTGTCGGCTTCCATCGTATTGGAAAACACAACTGACACAACCGATTCAAATAGTATCCCTCCTCATTCAATATGGGCGATTGTCGAGGGAGGAGATAATACCGCAATCGGGACGGCGATCTATGCGAAGAAATCCTCAGGCTCAGGAATGAAGGGCGCGGTAGAGGTAGAAATTCCGCGGCCGAACGGGACGACATTTACCGCTAAGTTTGACCGGCCAATTGACGAGGATTTATATATCAGGTTTTCCATTCAGCTACCTGGTGGCGGCGTAATTGACACCGATAGTATAAAGGCGCTGATTGTAGAGAATATACAATGGGGAGTGGGAGCCGATGCGGTGGCTTCAACAGTTACAAGCTATGTGCAGTCTCTCAATCCCCGCTACCAGATAAGCGCCATGGAAGTAAGCGCCGACAATGCTACATGGTTTGAAGTGTTGGCACCGTCAAGCCCGGGTAACAGATTCGTAAACTCGACGGCAAGGATAAGTATAAGCTGATGGATCAGGAATTAGTCCAGTATTATATCAACCTGCTCATTATCCAGTACCAGAATCAGCCTAAGGCACGGGCGACGATTGAGGCGGTTATCTCAACTCTCATGCTGTACGACATGATGATATCGGTACGGGATGGCTATGATCTTAATACGGCAGTAGGACGGCAGCTTGACATACTTGGTAAATACCTTGGAGAGGATCGCACAATTACCGGGGCTACCTTTACCCGTGAGTATTTCGGTTTTTCTGAATATGGCGACGTCTCCCCGTTTGATTTTAATCCGTACATTGTTTACGGCGCTACACCGCCAGATGTGCAGTACCGTCGGTATGAGGAAAGCTCACAATCACTGTACGATCTCAATGATGATGAGTACCGGCAGATATTGCGGTTCAAGCTTGTACAGAATTACAGTGATGCAAGCAATCAGGATATTGACGATTTCTTAGATGCGTATTTTGGTTCAAGCGTTATATTCACCGACCGGGAAAATATGACAGTCTCCTACATCTTCCAGGATACGGTAGAAAAGCTTGTCACCATTGCACGAAGCGAGGGGCTATTACCGCGTCCCGCAGGAGTTGGCTTGTCCGTCTCCTTTGTACCTGATATAAATAATTTGTATACGTTTAGCCTGTACGGCACGGATGCGCCGGATTTCGGCGTAGGATATTCAGAATACGGGGTTACCCCGGTAGGGAGTTGGTTACAATATGGCTGAGATAGTTAGAAAAGAACAAAAGATATTCGGTGAGTCAGGCGGTACATCAGAATTTGGACAATTCGGGTCTGATGCGGCAGGGACTCCGACTACGACAAAAGACTTAGACCAGATACAGGCGCTTAGTCAATTCGCAGGTGGATGGTACGACGCAACTGCAAACGCCGCAGAGCCTCCGCGTATACAGGACAGAAACGGACTTGATTATCTTATGACAACGCAGCTGGCCTACCTTCTGCAGAAGGGCGTACCGGAATGGCTGGACAGTGCTACACAACGGTACTACGCCGGGAAGTCTATCGTCTCCCGTTCCGACGGTATTTATATGGCAATCTTGGGCGACGATTCCACGAACATAAACGCACAGAAAGATCCTGAAACCGAACCGCTATGGTGGGCTCTTATTTATCAGAAACCAGCCGTTGAATCATGGGACGCAACGGAATCGGTAACATACGAAAGCGCAGGGGTAGTTGTTGAACGTTTCGGCAAACACTTCACATCAACAGGTCTCACAGGCAACACAAACAAAGATCCGATAAACCCTGCAAACATAAACTATTGGTATCCGTCTCCCGGAATCGACAAGCTGATTGATATGTTCATATCCGGCGAAGTAGTCCGTGGCGGCATGCACAAGGTCAACAATCTTGGCGACGCTGATTACTCGACAAGCCTCTTACTCGACAAGGCGACATTCGGCGGCACGACCTATGAGTTTTACCGCGTGGCTCTTGACGGTACCGTTGTAACAGGAGATGCAACACTTGAAGGGATTCTTAATACTCTGTCGGGTACGCTCTATCCTCATGCTGATATTTTTGCCCCAGATAATCTCGGAACCCGTACGCTTGTTGATATGCGAGGGCGTGGAGTAGCTTCCATGACAACCGGGGGCGGTGAGGCTGATACGCTTGGCGAGGTTCGGGATGATCAGATGCAGGGGCACCATCACTACGATAACGTCAACACGGTACTAACAAACACGCCAGGAGCTCAAAACTATGCTGTGACTGGCGGCGCTCAAACATTCGCTGATCTAACCGTTACCGATCCTAAAACTGACGGAACCAACGGAACCCCTCGCACCGGAGCAACCACCCACGGCGCCGACATCGTGGAAGGAATCAAGTACATCATCGTGATGAAAGCAGCGTAAAAATAAGCCCCCGTAATTGGGGGCTTCTAATTAAAACAGTCGTCCTTTCTCCTTCCATTTTGTCATTCTGCGATCGCCGTCTTTCCAGAAAAGCAACCCTTCCGGTCTCGACGGACCCCGGCCTTCCTGCACGCTCAAGAGTACCCCGCCGTCAACAGCTATAGCGCCGTCGATGAAAACCA